GTGTAATTTTGTCTTTTATAGGATTAGTGTTTTTTAAAAATGTAGTATATAAATCGTCGATATTATCTAAGTCATGGGGCAATGTATCTCTTGTAAAATGTATGGGACTACCTTCCCATGTATCTACACAAACAAACTTTCCTAACTTATTTGCATTATATAACTCTACAACACAGTAAGCCGCACTTTTTCCTGTCCATGACCCTAATTCTACCCATGTACTGTTATTAGGTAGTGTAGGTATAACCATGTCAAAGAAAATTAAATTTTGTGGGTAAGTGTACCCTAAAATATCTTGGTAAAAGTGTTTCATTGAGGGATCAACATATAATCGTCTTTACGTTGCTCCACAAATTTATATCCCCAACTTTCGACTAATTTTACAGTGTTAATACTACTACGTTTTACAGTAGTTTTCTTTTCGCGTGTAACTTCAAGTGCAATTACAGGCTTACATCTTTTAATTGTTTCTTCTGCACCTGCAAGTACAAACTCTTCAAAACCTTCAACATCAATTTTCATTAAATCTATTCTATCGTAATTAAAACTATCTAATGTTTTAATAGGTATTTCTACAATTTCTACCATATGTTGTTTAGGGTGTTTGCCTGACAGATATAAATCTAACTGTTGTTGATCATTTATAATTTGACTATGCCCTGCTGTTTTCTTTCTACGCTTTGCATACATCTTATCGTTTGATTTACCTAGTCCACAATCGTGTAATACAACATTATCAAACCCTTCACAGTTTAATTTTAAACAGTCAAATGTTTTTGGAATTACTTCAAACGCTTCTACACGATTATAGAACTTACTCATAGCAGTTACCATAAATCCATAATTAGCGCCAATGTCAACAAATACACCTCTTTTATCTTCTGGTACAAACTTATTTAAATATAAAGGAAAGTTACCTTGCCAACTAGGATCGCCCCTTTTAGCAACCTCAGTATACTTCATCATATTTTGTTCTTCGTCACATATCCACCAATCGCCGGACTTTTTCATTTTGTACTCCTTAAATGTGATTCATATTTGTTTTTAAACCAAGGACTTAGTAGATCAAATTTTAAAAACTCTTTTTGTAAACTTGTATCTATTTGTAAATTATCATCTAGTTGTCTGCCTTGAATTTTCTTTTTACGTACAACGTTATTCCACTCTTGTATTGTTTTTACTCTTGTGGCAATTTGTGCATAACTCATTCCTGCTTTGCGTTCCCAGTCCATTGCATTTTTAATGTTTGCAATTTTTTCAGTACGTTGATTGTCACTGCCAAAGTAACTAAAGTGCCAACCATTTTTAATTACAGTGTGTCTTTTAAAAGCACCTGCTTTAGTGTATTTGAACGCACCTGTGCTTAATGGCTTTTCTTCTGGTAGATTTTCTAAATTAGTAATTCGTGTACCAGGCCAATTACGCATACGTGCATACCAATCAAGATATACAACTCTTAAATCTTGATCACAAACAATTTGTTTTTCTCCTGCTTTTAACAAACGTTTAATTTCTGCCAATCCTCTTTTATCCCAAATTTCATCTAGGTCACTGTAAAAGAAAATTGCTTTGTCAGTTATTTTACGTGCTTCATATACTAGGTTATCTCTAGTAATATTTTGTATTGTTTTAAGGTTAGTGTGTTCTTCACTGTCTAAATACTCGTCAGGGTGTTCTACCCATTTGTAAACTATTTTATCTGTTATGTGTTGTGGAACTTTTTCTAAAACTTTCAAAAACTTTTGTTTGTTAGGGCGACAACGCCATGTTTGATTGCTTTCGACAATTATAAATTTGTCTACTGCATCTTGAAGATAGTTTAATCTAATTAAACAAAGTTCTTCTTCATTAAAATATGGAAATGCATCAATAATCATATTACTTCCTAAATATTACAGGCTGTATGTGTCCTGTTGGTTGTCCAAGAACAAACTGTTTTTGTTTCTTAACTTTGTGTGGCATAAACGAATATACAGTTTCGTTTAGATTTTTTATTTTATCTAAATCCCAATCAACTTGTACAATAGAATTTTTATATATGTATTCATCTACATATCTCTTTACATCAGGTATCTGATAATCATCAAACACTACAATATTGCTCATTTCTAACTTTTCGTGATCATGTTTTACAGTTTCATAACTATGACCGCCATCTATATAAACTAGATCGTACTTGCCTTGTTCTAGTGTGTTCTGTGTCCAACCTTTGATTAGTTTGAATTTAAAATTTTTGTTGTTTATACGTCTAAGCATATGATTAGCATACATATAATCACCTGGACCTTTTCCATTTATTTCGTCATTGTCACTATCTGGGGTTGCTAAATCAAAGGCATCATAACCTACATAACGCAACTTGCAATTATGATTTTGTAATATGTGTAAGCATATTTGTTCTGCTGTTTTTGCTCTGTGCGTTCCTATTTCACATATAGAAACACTTTCGGCATCTTTGAACATAACATCTAGTAAACTAGACCACGGGCCAAATAAACTTTTCTTCATTTCCAGTAATCTTCTTTACGTTTTACTTTAAGATCTTTTGCATATGACTTTCCATCAACTTTTCTATTGCCCTTCATATGGTCGATATATGCACCTAACTTACTGTTGATAATAGGATGTCCTTCACCTTGTATTGTTACATTACTTAAACTATGTTCTACAAAACCTTGCACCTGTCTAAATTCTTTTACAATTTCATAGAATACAAAACTGTCATGCCATTCCTTCATTGTAAAAATACCTTCTTCGGCATGATCATATACCCATTGAAATCTACTTAAAAACTTTTTAGTAATATCTTCTTTTAGTTTCATAGAATAAAATCCGCACTCAGGCCATTTAGGTTCTCTACTAAAATAACAAATATGACTATTGTGTGGAATAAATTTGTCTAAGAAATCTTTTGGCATTGCACTATGGCACAGTGTATCAGCATCCATCCAAATTAATTCATCAACATTTGAGCCGTCTAGGCTTTTCGCACAGTCAAAGATAGCAAAAACTTTATGGCAAAATCTAATAGCGTCCCACTTAAACCCTTTGTGTGCATCTACTCTACCTTTTGGATTTTCTAATCCATTTGCCTTAGGAACGTCTTTCCACTTTGCTTTAAATTTTACAATGCCTGCATTTTGCATCAATTCTCTAACGTATGTATTGTTTCTAGTTTTGTTAGGTGTGCAACCTTCTGCATATACATAAAGATCAACTTCAGCAGGCCAGTTTTTTTCAAAACTGTCTATCATTTTTTGTCCGTACAAGTCCATGCCTGCTTTATTGAACGTTGTAACAACCGCAAATTTTCTTGACATTTAATCCTCTAATAAATATAATATACGTATATTTAGTAGGCAATAGATGAAGTTCAAATTATTCAGAGAGAATGGTGCATTAAACAGTACAGCAGTTTTTGATGCATTTAGCACAGGATTAAAACACCTAGGACACGAAGAACACGAAGACTTTGACGTAGCAGTTATTTGGAGTGTGCTCTGGCATGGTCGTATGAAAAATAATCAGCCTGTGTGGGAATATTGTCAAAAAAATAATATCCCTGTAATAGTATTAGAAGTAGGCGGAATCAAAAGAGGAACAACATGGAAAGTAGGAATAAATGGAATCAATAGAGATGCTTTTTTTGGTCCTAGCAGTAATGATAGCAGTAGGGCTAGACAACTCGGACTCGAATTAAAGCCGTGGTCATTTGGAGAACATATTGTAATTTGTGGACAACATGATAAAAGTCATCAATGGCGTGATATGCCTCCTATGAGTAAATGGATATCAGACGTTATAGATGAAATTAGAAAATACTCCGAAAGAAAAATATACTTTAGGCCACACCCAAGATGTCAGTTACCTGGAATAGAACACGAATTCAAAAATGTGTTTAGACAAATACCATTGCATGTTACAGGAACATATGACGACTTTGATTTTAGTTTTAAAGGTGCTCATGCTGTTGTAAGTTGGACAAGTAATCCAGGAATTCAAAGTATTATAGGCGGAGTTCCTGCATTTGTAGGCCAATCAAGTTTAGCATATGACGTTGCTAATCACAGTTTTGATACTATTGAAGACCCTATAAAGCCTGAAAGACAACAGTGGTTAAATGATTACGCACATACAGAATGGACCGTTGATGAAATAGCAGAAGGTCTACCTTTGGCAAGATTACTGCCAAAATTAAACGAACTTTTGGTTGACAAAACTGTATAATCTGCTATAATTAAAACATAACTTATAACTTAACATTGGTGACATAGTCATGGTGAATAAATTACCTCAAGGAATCAACAACACAATTGATGACGCAATACAGTTTTTAGGTGGAACTCTATGGGCCTATAACTTTAGTAATGAACAACTTCCTACTGTTGCAATCAACCAATATGATCTAAACATTGTAAAAAGTTTAGCAATGCAACTAGAACGAAATCTTGCACTTACTGAAAAGCAAGGAGAAATCGGACTACGAATTGTTAAAAGATACGAACCGGCACTACGTAAGATTGGTTTTGATACTGAAACACTAATTACTAAGAAAGTTTTTGCAAGACCGTTTAGGGTAATTGATAAAACAAAAACGTTACACATCGATGGCGACCAAATTGTTTGTAAAAGTCCATTCATCGCAGACCTAGTTAATAAGTTTAAGAAAAGAAAAAAACATGTATACCTTGCTGGTACATATAACGGCGAAAATAAAGAATGGAGTTTTCCTTTTAACGAAAAAAATATTGAATTTTTACTTGATGCTGTAAGAGGAAAAGGATTTTCTATTGACGAAAATCTTACAGACATTAAAAAGAAAACAGATACAGTTAAAAAAGAAGGATTAAAATATTTTCCGTTGTTGACAATTCAAGACAACAAGTTTACAATTAATAATTCAGATATCCCTGCAAATTACTTGCAACCTTTTAAAGATATTGACGATCCTGTTGAGGCAATATTGTATAGTAAAATGCTTGGTGTAACTGTTTATGATTCACCGGTGGTTAAAAAACTAGGACATAAAACGTTTAGAAAAATATTGTTAGGAGATCAATCACGTTGGACAGTTAATAGAAAAGTTCACGAGCGTCAAAATTTCTTGGAACTTATTAAGCCTAGTAAACAAACACTTATTATGGTAAGCAGTGTAGAGCACGAAAGTCTGATTAAATGGATTGAATTGCTAGAATGGGCAGGTCTTTCAAACCAAACATCGGTAGCATTTAGATATCCTAAGAACAAAGAAATGAACGACTATATTAAAGATAGGAAAGTTAATAAGTTTGATCCTGAAAGCAAAATTATACTTACTAACGAAAAAATCAATAAGAACTTTGTAAAATATAACATCACACCTAATGTTGTTATAGTTGACTTAGCAACTGAACCTAGTCATTACAAAACACAAACGTATCTTGCAAATAAACCATTGTTGGTACATTATACATTTAAAGGAGACTCTGCAAGTGGCATCCTGTAAATTAGTAATTAGAGATGAAGTAAACGTAAAGTTTGAAGGCTTGGACTTATCAATGCGTAAGCACTTGGTTAATAAGTTTAAGTATGACATTCCGTATGCACGTTACTTGCCAGCATATAAACTAGGACGTTGGGACGGTACCGTAAGTTTCTTTGGACTAGGCGGTACAACTTATGTTAGTATGCTGAAAGAAGTTTTAGAAGCACTAGACGAAAAAGGTGTTTACGTTGAAGTTGAAGATCAGCGAACTCCTATACAAATTAAATTTAATGAAATAAGAGAAGACTACTGGGGAGACACTTGTTGGCCTAAAGGACATCCAGCAGAAGGACAACCAATTCGTTTACGTGACTACCAACTTGAAGTTATTAACAACTTTTTATCTAATCCACAAGCACTACAAGAAGTTGCTACTGGTGCAGGTAAAACTATTATCACTGCTACACTTTCGCATCTGTGTGAACCATATGGACGTAGCCTAGTTATTGTTCCTAACAAATCGTTAGTAACGCAGACAGAAGAAGACTATGTTAATTGCGGATTAGATGTCGGTGTATACTTTGGTGATCGAAAAGAATTAGGTAGAACACATACAATCTGTACTTGGCAAAGTCTAAACATTCTTAGTAAGAAAACTAAGAACCACGAAGCGGCTGTAACTTTTCAAGAAGCAATGGAAGATGTACGTTGCGTTATTGTTGACGAAGTGCATCAAGCAAAAGCAGATGTTTTGAAGCAACTGCTTACACAAAACTTTGCACACGTTCCAATTCGTTGGGGACTTACAGGTACTATTCCAAAAGAACAATTTGAGTTTCAAGGTATTAGAGCAGGACTAGGAGAAGTTATTAATCATATTAGTGCAAGTGATCTACAAGCAAAAGGTGTACTTGCTAACTGTCATGTTAATGTTATTCAAACTGAAGATGTACAAGAGTTTAGATCTTATCAAGAAGAATTAAAATATCTAACAACTAATGAAAAAAGAATAGAATGGATTTCAAAATTAATTGCCAAAATAAGCGAAAATGGCAATACTTTGGTACTTGTAGATAGACTTTCTGCAGGAAAGATGTTACAATCACATATAGAGAATAGTGTTTTTATCTCTGGAGAAACAAAAGCCAATGATAGAAAGGAACAATATGACGAGGTTAAAACTGCTGAAAATAAAGTTCTTATTGCAACTTATGGTGTTGCCGCAGTTGGTATTAACATTCCTAGGATTTTTAACCTTATTCTTATTGAGCCTGGTAAGTCTTTTGTACGTGTTATTCAGTCAATTGGTAGAGGAATTAGAAAGGCTGAAGATAAAGACCATGTCCAAATATGGGACATCACAAGCAGATGTAAGTTTGCAAAAAGGCATCTTACACAACGTAAAAAATTTTATAAAGAGGCTAATTACCCCTTTACAATCGAAAGGATAACAATTGATTAAATGAAAATATTAACACTAGAAAACAAACCATATGATCTAAATAATCTTCCAAAAGAAATCAACGAGGACATTAGATATTCAGTATTAGATAATTCGGATCCTAAAGAGCCGGATTATTTCTTTATGCCTTTAATATATTTAGAAAGTTTTTCAGCACCTGCTGTTGTACTTCAAGTAGGAAAACATCAAGTACAAATGCCACTAGAATGGTCTATGTTAATTGGATCAAGCGAAGGCGGCGATCTGGAAGTACTGCCATTAACAAGTTTAAATGATAGAGGATTTGAAGCATTTCAATTCAATCCATTAACATCTTTTAGACCTGACTTTGTTAGTGTAGATGTTGTTAATGTGTATCAAGATGTGAAATGGTACTTTCCTAAACTAAAAGCAGGGCAATTATTAACCACACCTTTGGGCGATGCAGACAATCCTGAATGTGTATTTTTTGTAAAAGAAGTTTCTCGTTCAAGTGAAACACTAGATTATAGTTTGTTGTTTTAAATGTTTTTTAATAAACCTATCACAGTAGATTTATACACAGACGATCAACATGCATACGACATGTTTAAGCCAAACTTGTCTAAATATTTTATTCCACGTTGGTGGAAAAAGTTACCTATATCAAGACCAGACAATCACGAACACGTTCATGTACAAGGTTTAGAAGTTGCAGGTATGAAAACTTGCCCTGCAATTATAGACATTATGAAACGTGGTATTATTATTCCTAGTCCTGCAAGTTTTGTGATACAGCGTTTTATGGACGGTAAGATTGCATTTGATGTTATGCCAGAAAAATTTAAACAGCCTAGCAGTCATAGTTCAGATGACTATGCTGATCACAAGCCTGGTTATCATCATATTAAATTTCCTTTGCCATGGAGAATTAAAACTAGTCAAGACATTGAATGGCTATGGATGCAACCCACATGGCATCAAAAAAATCCTCTTAGCCATTGGAGTAGTCCCGGAACTATCAATTTCAAATATACACATATAGCAGAATTTAATTTCTTTTTACCACAAGGAAGTAGGTTATCTTTAGAGCCTGGCGATCCTATTGCACAACTTATACCATTAAGTGATAAACCAATTAAAGTAAATCATCACCTAGTAACAACAGAAGAGTTTCATCGTTTAGACAATTACAAAGGATGGAGAGTTAATAATTTCAAACAAAGACTGCGAATGCAGAAGGAGAAAGGGCAATGACTATGAAAGCAGGAAAGATTTGGGGTCAAACAGAATTGATCCATGCTAACGGTGTACTAGAGTTTCACCGTATTGAATTTAAGAAAGGTTACAAGTGTAGCGAGCATGAGCATCGTTACAAATGGAATGGATTCTTTGTTGAATCGGGCAAGATGCTTGTTCGTGTTTGGCAAGATGACCAAGAAGGATTAGTTGATGAAACTATTCTTGGTCCTGGTGAATTTACACAGGTTAAGCCTGGTAAGGTTCATCAATTTGAAGGCATTGAAGACGGAGTTGCCTTTGAACTGTATTGGGCAGAGTTTAATCATGATGATATTGTGAGACGCACTGTCGGTACTAAAGTAAAGTAATAAAATAAGGAGGAACTATATGTTCACTAAAATGTTAGAAGGTGTAGACAAGGCTCTTGTAAGCAAGTTAGTAATTCTACACACACTTGTAATTGCTGTTAGTAATTACTTAGTAACAATTAGATTTGATGTATTCCCTGGCGCAGACTTACCATTGTTTGGTTCGTTTCCACTTGCGGCGGCGGCATTTACATTTCCGATCGTAGTTGTTGCCACTGACTTGACTGTACGTCTTGTTGGTAAAGAAGCAGGTCGTGCTGTTGTAGCAATGGCTATTATTCCTGCGATTGTTGCATCAGTGCTTGTACTATTAGCACTTGGTGATGAACACGCATACAGAGTAGGTATTGCATCAGGTACTGCTTATGCAGTTGGTACAATGCTTGACGTATATGTATTCCAGCACATTAGAGAGCGTTATACAGAAGCATGGTGGGCGGCGCCAGCGATTTCAACTATCGTGGCAAATATTATTGATACGTACACGTTCTTCTATACAGCGTTTTATCCTGCACCTTGGGTACATGGCGTAGCGTTTAATAATACACTTACTAAAATTGTAGTAGGACTTATTGTGTTCCTACCAGCATATGGTATGCTACTTGCTTATCTTAGAAATAAAGTAGGTGCTAAAGTATAGCATATGGTTAAGATATACGAATCCCCAGATGGAGGTAAAACAGTTTACGAACGTGATACTAAAACTGGGGATCGTATTTGTATTGAAAAAGAAATATTGCCCGAATGGCATTTAACAGAATTAGAGATAAGTGAAATTGTAGATTATGCAAACGAAGGTAATAGAACACTACAAGAAATGTTAAAAAAATTAAAAACAATCTACTATTTGACAAAAGAAGATCATGAGCATTACACCGATTAATACAACACCTAATCTTGTATGGAAAGCAACATACCCAGGTGATTTTTCATCTGCAAGTTCTCGTGCTATTAAAGATACAATGCTTATGCCGGAGAACGCAGGTAGTATGCGTGGCGGCGGAAAAACAAATGCAAATCATAATATACTAGATCCTCATCTATGGGAAGAACTACATGATTTTATGGTTTGGTTGCAACCTATAGTAAATCAAGTTTGGAAAGAATGGGATATGCAAGATATTCCATTAGAAGTAATGAATAGTTGGACTAATATTACAAATCAAAAAGGATATGTAATCGAACACGATCATAGTCCAGCACATATGGCGGCTAGCGTTTATTTAAATAAACCTAAAGATAGCGGTAACATAGAGTTCCGAAATCCTTTACATTCAAGTTGGACATATATGCCAAGAAGTCATACAGATTTTAGTAGACAAGACTTCTATCAGGAAGTACAATGTAATACTAACGATGTGTTACTATTTCCTGCATGGTTATCACATAGAGTGCAAGAAAACAAAGTTAATGAAAATAGAATTGTTATGAGTATGAATATAGTAGGAGTAAAAAGATGAAGTTTAAAAGTTCTAGTATAGAAGGAACGGTTGTAAAAAATGATGATCGTTATATTGTTAAAGACAACACAACATTAAAAAATCTTGTTGTTAGTAGTACAAGATTAAATCCACGCAAAAGCACAAGCGGACATAAACATGAAGGACAAGAAGAAGTTTACATGTTTCTAGAAGGCAGTGGTACTATGGAACTAGATGATGTTACACACAACGTTGAAGCAGGTGATACTGTGCTAATTGAGGACGGTGTGTTTCATCGTGTACATGCAGGCAACGAAGAATTATATTTTGTTTGCGTATTTGATGGAAAGAGATATGGCTGAAAAGAAAAAGTTTCTTGATTTAAAAGCAATGTTACGTGCAGTAGACAAACGTGACAAGGACTGGTATAATAAACTTAGCGATGATGATAAAAAGTTATTTGCTCCGTTTATTGCTATGCGTTACGTAAGCAATGTAAAAGGTGATAGGTTTTTTCAAGAACATTATTTAGAAATGACAAATGAGTTTGTTAACAAACATCATTGGACTCTAAGCAAAAATCATAAAGGCTTGCTTTGGAAACTAATGGCAATGTGTGGTGCGTATGAAAACTTTTTTCATCAGTATGTAGCGGCGCCAAAGAAACAAGCAAAGAATAAATTTGAACAATATCTTTTAGATAAGAATCCTAATATGAAGGTAGATGATGCAACAACCTTATCAAGTGTTATGTCAAAAAGCGAACAAAAAGAATATATGGAAGAACAGGATCCAAATGCCAAGTAGAGATTTTGAATGTGTGCATTGCGGCAAAGCGTTTCAAAAAGAAAAAACGCTGATTGCTCATGTGTGCGAGCCTAAGCGTAGACATCTACAAAAAGATGAGAAGCGTGTTCAAGTAGGCTTTTTGACATTCAATCGTTGGTATCAACAAGTACAACGTTCAAAAGAAAAGACATATGAAGACTTTTGCAAAAGCAGTTATTACAATGCGTTTGTAAAGTTTGGTAGTTTTGTTACAAATGTAAGTTGTATCTATCCTGAAAAGTTTATTGACTTTGTAATTAAAAGCGGAGTTAAATTAGATCATTGGTGCAGAGATGAACTGTATGATACATATCTATTTGAAATGATCAAACTAGAACCAGTAGAAGGTGCAGTAAGAAGATCTTTACAAACAATGATGGAGTGGGGCGATAAAAACGAAGCACCTTATAATGATTACTTCAAGTATGTAAATCATAATAGAGCAGTTAACGATATTAGATATGGACGCATAAGTCCTTGGTTGCTGTTAAACACACCTGCTGGTATTGAACTTGTTGGTAGTTTTAATGATGAACATTTAGAAATTGTTGAACCTGCTTTGGATATTTCTTTTTGGAAAAAACACTTTACAAAAAATACAGAAGATGTTAAACTAGTAAAAGAAATTATAAAGGAAGCAAATATACTTTAATGCCTGATATTGATTTAGATTTTTTTGATCGCGATGCAGTGCTTGAAAAATTTAAGCACATCAAAGCATCACGAATTGAAAAAGGTGAATTGAAAAAACATAATACAGGTGTATACTTTCACGATGCTCCAATAAATCCATTTACAGAATTGTGTACTATTGATCATAAAGAAGCAGATGATCGTGGTTACTTTAAAATTGACATGCTAAATGTTCACATATATGAAGGTGTGAGAAACGAAGAACACTTAAATACTCTACTAGCCAAGGAGCCATTATGGGAATTACTTACAGAGCCAGAATTCAGCAACAATTTATTTCACGTCGCAGAACACAGTACAATATTAAAAGAAATGAAACCACAGAGCATCGAACAACTAGCGGCAGTACTAGCAATTATCCGTCCAGCGAAGAGACATTTGCTCGGGAAGAAGTGGGATACGGTGATGAACGAAGTGTGGAAGAAACCAACTGACGGAAGTTATTATTTTAAAAAAGCACACGCAGTTGCTTATGCTCATGCAATAGTTGTACACATGAACTTGTTGTGCGAAATGGTAAGCCAACAAAGGGCAGGATCATGATTCCAGAAATGCAAAATCCAAGACCACCTAAAAAACCTAATTTAGGTAGTTGGCCTTTTTGGAGTTCACCAGAAGAGTTGGCATTTGATTATGTGCTTAAGATTGCAATTTTTTTGGTTGGTATTCCTATGTTGTTTGGAATAACATATACACCGGTTGGACTTTTTATCAATTATCTAATAATTGATTACATCATATACATACAGTATAAAAAGATTACTTCAACTTTCTAACTAACTGAATACTTTTACGCTTTACACGTTTTTGTGCAATGTCGTGTAGTCTAACAACAGGACCAAATAGTATTTCAACATCTTTAGTATTAAAACTTTTTATCATGTGTTTAAAGTTTTGCATTTCACGTTTCATAAAAATGTTAATAGGAATTTTTCTATTTGATTCCCACCACCATACTTCACCGCATTGCAGTATCAGTTTTTTCTCCTCGTCGGAGCAATTTGCTAGATCGTAGATGCTCGTTACAGCATGATCTTGATTGATGATAATACCTACATACTCGTTAGATGCATGTTTTATGCCGCTTACGAACGGTATTGTTTGTTCTAAATCTTCGTTTTTAATAGTCATGTCTTTCATATAAATACAATTGGATGACACAATGATATGCTCAAAGTACCAATATATATTTATGAAACCGGTAGTACCATTTACAGTGATTTGGACACCGGAGTAGAACAAGGATATGCACCTATGTATCAGAATGATTTAAAGGTTTTTAAAGGTGTCGCAAACACCCTTAAATTTACAGTAAAGAATCAGGATCAAAAGCCGATTGACATCAGTTCAGGCAACACGTTTAAATTTACAATACTTGACAAAGAAAACGGCGCAAGTTTCCTAAACAAAACAATGACTGTGGTAGATGACGGTAGCACACGTTCTACACGTGGTGTAGTTACAATTGATTTAAACGAAAGTGATACAATTGATCTAGTTTCACAAATGTATAGATTCAGCATTACAAGAACTGTGGATAACAAAATTAAACCAATGTATGTAAACACATATCACGATGCATGTGGAAGAATAGAAATATTAGATGCATGTTACGCTATGCATGAAGCCAGTGATGAAGTTACAACGTTTTCAGAAACCACTGATCCCGACACACAAGTTTCAAGTTATTACAGCAGTCATATAAATGCTAACGCAAGATTAAAACGTGCAAATGATTTACACACAGTTCAATATTATACCACTGGTTATGATGGTACTATTGAACTAGAAGCAACACTAGATAATCAACCTAGTAATGGAACAGATTGGGTAAGTATCAAAACTGTCACCCTATCAAATGCAACAGTTAATGATTACTTCAATGTAAATGGAGTATACAATTGGCTAAGAATTAAGCATATTCCTTCCAATTCGAACACCGGAACACTTGACAAAGTACTAGTAAGATCGTAAAATACTAGTATGAATCTGATACAACAAACATTACTAACCGCCTTACCTCCGAAACATAAGAAAACTCCTAGCGGGTGGACTAGTTTCAATGCACCATGTTGTGTGTATAATGGAGAGAATGCAGACAAACGTATGCGTGGTGGTATGATGCATAACACAGATGGTACAGTGAGTTATCATTGTTTTAACTGTGGATATACTGCAAGTTATGTTCCAGGTAGAAACATATCATACAAGATGCGTAAACTACTTGGCTGGCTTGGCGTGCCAGATTCTGAAATAACAAGACTTAGTCTTGAGGCTTTAAAGATAATACAAACTGAATCAGATTCATCAGAAGAACACTTTATTACGCCTACGTTTCAGAGTAAGGAACTGCCAGTTGGAGCAAGACCAATTATGGAATGTGCAGACTGGAAGGCACTAGAGCCGTCAGGGTTGGATCCAGATTTATTTGGAGCCATTGAATATCTTTTAAGTAGAGGCCTGATGATAGATGATTATAATTTTATGTGGACACCGGAAGGTTCCTATAAGTCAAGGCTAATTATTCCGTTCTATTATCAAGGGGACATAGTCGGCTACACTGCGAGAAAGATAGGAAATGGCTCCCCCAAATATATTACAGATAGTCAACCAGGATATGTGTTTAACTTGGATAGACAAAACTACTATAGACGTTATTGTTTTGTAGTAGAAGGACCTGTTGATGCAATTAGTATAGATGGTGTTGCTGTGTTAAGTAATGACGTTAAAGACACACAAGCAACACTAATAAACAGTTTACAAAGACAGATTGTTGTAGTTCCTGATAGAGATCGTGCAGGTGCTGACCTTTTAGAAAGTGCATTGCACTATGGCTGGAGTGTTAGTTTTCCTGACTGGGACGATGATATAAAAGATGTAAATGATGCTGTACAAAAGTATGGTAGAGTATACACTATGACAAAAATTATCAACAGCATTGAAACTAACAAACTTAAAATAGAACTATTAGCGAAAAGTTATTTTAATGATTAAGATCGAAAATGCAATAGCAAATGACAAATTAAAGTTGTTGGAAAGTAACTTAACTAGTAATCTTACGGCGTGGACCTATAATCATAATGTAGCATACGGTGAAGGTAAAATGCAATATGGATTCAGTACAAATGTATTTGAAGATAACAAAGTTGAAAATCCTAGCCTTGCAGTTTTGCTTAATCCTGTAAAAGCACTGCTAGGAGATATTGATCTAATACGTTGTCGTGTTGGGTTTATATTTTATTCAGGACAACAGCAAGATGAGTATCACGATCCGCATGTTGATTTTGAATTTGAACATAAAACTAGTTTGTTCTATGTAAACGATAGTGATGCTCCAACAGTGTTTTACAACGAAAAATATCCATCTAAGAACACTAAATTTACAGTCAGAGATGTAGTATATCCAAAAGCAAATACGCTAATTACATTTGACGGACTTGAATATCACAGTAGCAGTAGTCCACGAAATCCTGGACACAGGCTTGTGGTAACATTTAATTATAGAGGTGAAAATGTTTGAACTTTTATATGCTTGTGGCGATAGTTTTACACACGGAATGGAAATTCTAGGTGATTGTAATGTTAGCGAAGAAAACAAGTACCATGCATATCCAATGCAAATAACAGACGATCTTGGTATAGCAAATAACATGAACAGTGCATTACCAGGTGCACCTAATGAATGGATTGCACGTACAACTATACTAGACTTGCTAAATCTAAAAAAACAAGGACAGGATCTGTCTAAGGTGTTTGTTATTGTAGGTTGGAGTGGTATTAACAGATTAGAAATCACAGCAAAAGAAGAAATTAAAAATTTAAAGAAGACAGGTGATTGGCCGCCACTAGGATTAGAAGCAACTGAAATTGAAATGTTTGGTACAAACTTTGTGAATCCAAATACAACCAAATGGGTCAAGGATGGCAACGGTGATATGATTTGTAACTTTGGTGATGATGCACAAATGTTTTGTGCTCAGTTTCTTTGGGACGAAGACCTAGAACACGAAAAATGGTTTGGATATATCATGGCTGTAAAAAGTTTTTGTGAAGCAAACAACATCAAATATTTTATGCACAATAATGTTCATGAATGGAACAGATTATTAAAAATAAGACCAAATGTTTTAATTGATAGTGTGGTTGGCAAAGAGTATTATAAATTTGATACATTTAGTTTCAGTCAATGGGCAAAACAAAAACACAGTTACGGAATGCGTAGAGAAGGTCATTATAATAAACAGGTACACACAGAATTTAAAAATTTAATACTACCTTATATTAAGGAACATATTCTATGAAAAAGTTATTTGCAATAGGTGATAGTCTTACAGCAGGTGCTGAATGCATTGCTGATGAAGACATGTCAGATCAAAATAAGCAACATGCATACCCTATGTATATTGCAAATAAATTAAACTACGATGAATGTATTAACAAAGCATTACCTGGTGCAACTAACGAATGGATTGCTAGACGTTGTGTGCAAGATCTTGAAGAACTAAAACGTAACGGAGAAGATTTAAAAAATATTTTTGTTATTGTTGGTTGGTCAAGTATTAACAGAGGTGAAGTCAGTATAAGATCTATTAAGGATAGCATTGCACACGATCAAGATTTAAAATTAGAGTTTACTTCTAGATTACAACATTCTGAAATGAATCATTTTGAAACACTGTTTATTAATCCAAATGTAAATCCTAGTGTAGTCAAAGGCGACGGCGATATTTTTATAGAGACATATCATGAAACTAAAAATTTCTTTGGTAAGTACATTTGGGATTACGAACTAGAATACGAAAGATGGTATACTAATATTCTGTTCCTTAAAAATTACTTACAAAATAATGTAGGTAACTTTTTATTTCATAATAACATACATCCGTGCGAAGTAAGAAGTAGTTGTTATGATTTTATAAACTACTATGATCCTACTGGAGAAAGTTTCAATGAATGGACAACAACAAATAATTATAACAGAATGAAATTGCATCATCCTGTTGAAAAAGCACACGGTGATTATAGTCGTTTGCTTTGCAAATACATAGAAGAAAACTTATGAAAAAATATTGGATAAAATTAAAAATTTGGTATGCTAAATGGCAAACTAAGAGAGCATTAAAAAAGAAACTTAAAAAATTACAAGAGAAGGACCCTTTTATCTACAAATGATGAATGATACAACAATACGCTGGGGTATAGTAGCAAACAGCCACGATGCCAGTTTGGCTGTATTTAAAGGTGCACATCCTGTATGGGCGTGTTTAGCAAAAGACTTTAGTGGTGTAGAAAACGATCCGCACCTTAATCACACAATGGTTAGTGTAGCAAAACAATCTTATGGTATGCCAGACGAAATAGTATGGTACGAATATCCAAGACTCAAATGGTTACGACAATTATGGGCAAGGCAAGACATTCCTTTTAGTGATTCAAATGTAAAAAATTATTTACAACATTGGGGTCCAGGGCCTGATCATAAACTATCTTTTACAAAACATCACGAAAGCCATGCCGCATATGGTTATTATTCTGCGCCAAGAGGAAACACACGATGGGGTATAGTTGTACTAGATAGCATTGGTGAATTTGAAACCTATACTATATGGGACGGACTAGGTGGTCGTATCAAACGTATTCACAGTCAAGGTTATCCACATTCAATTGGACTGTGGTACAGTGCAATGACACAACGCATTGGATTAAAAGCAAATAGAGATGAATACATTATTGCTGAGATGGCTAAAGAAGGAGACCCAGATCGTTATATGAAAGAAATTAACGAACTGTTTGATATAAAATATCCTAGCATTAAGTTCAATGTTAACATGCATAGAGGATTAAATGCTTGGCTTCCAGATGCTAACGTAAGAGATTTAGCGGCCGGAGTACAAAAGAAATTTGAAGAACTTATTATGGGCATTAGTCTTTGGTTGAAACAAGTTTGTCAATACGACCAAGTATGTTTTATGGGCGGGTGTGCATTAAATAAATCTGCTATTGATAAAGTTAGAGAAATGAGAATGTTTGAAAAAATTCATGTTCCAAAACATCCGGGTGATCCAGGAAGTTGTTTAGGTGCTGTGTTTGCCAAAACAAAAGTTCAGGTTGACTTTAACAACGATATATGGTATAATAATAACAGTGAAAAATAAAGGTATAATGAATGCAAGATTTTAATCATGACATACAAAAACTGTTTTTGGAAATGTTTCTATCAGATGCAGAAGCATTTGTAAGATGTCAAGGTATTTTTGAAAGTGAAAACTTTGATCAAAAATTAAAAGACAGTGCAGAGTTTATTAAAAAGTATGTTGACGAATATAAGGTTATGCCTGAACTTGAAATTGTTAACAGTTCATGTCAAACAGATCTAAAAGATGCAAGTGGTGTAGGACAAGAACACACTGATTGGTTACTTGATACATTTGAAAAATTTAGTAGACACAAAGCACTTGAACGTGCAATTCTTAAAAGTGCTGACCTATTAGAAAAAGGTGACTATGGTCCAGTTGAAGGACTAGTTAAAGAAGCAATACAGATTGGTCTTGCAAAAGACATGGGTACTGATTACTTTGCAGATCCTAAAGGTAGACTAGAAGGACTTAAGAACAACAATGGACAAGTAAGCACAGGATGGCCAAGCATTGACAAGAAACTGTTTGGCGGATTCAACAGAGGTGAACTTAATATTTTCGCAGGTGGATCGGGTGCTGGTAAGAGTTTGTTCTTGCAAAACATGGCAGTGAACTTTGCCACAGAAGGCATGAACGTGTTGTACATAAGTTTAGAACTTTCAGAAGCACTTACAGCAATGCGTATTGACAGTATGCTTACAGGTATTGCTACACGTGATGTGTTTAAGAATCTTGATGATGTAGAAATGAAAGTCAGGATGATGGGCAAGAAAAGCGGACGCATACAAATCAAGTATATGCCAAGTGGTAAGAACGCAAACGACTTGCGTAGTTACGTTAAGGAATGGTCAATTAAAAACAAGTGCAAGCCAGACGTGCTACTGATTGACTATTTGGATTTGATGATGCCATTGAGTGTAAAAGTATCGCCAAGTGATTTATTTGTTAAAGACAAATATGTATCAGAAGAATTGCGTAACCTAGCAATGGAACTAGGGTGTGTATTTGTTACAGCATCGCAGTTAAACAGGGCGGCTGTTGAAGAAATTGAATTTGATCATTCACATATCTCAGGTGGTTTGAGTAAGATTCAAACAGCAGATAATGTTATCGGTATCTTTACAAGTCGAGCAATGAAAGAACGTGGACGTTATCAAATACAGTTTATGAAAACACGTAGTTCAAGTGGTGTAGGACAAAAAGTAGATCTAGAATTTGATATGGATAGTTTGCGTATTAAAGATCTAGTTGAAGATGAAAGTTCATATCAACAATCAACTGGAAGCAGTATCTATGATAAAGTCAAACAACAAAGCACAGTTGACACAGCACAAAATGATTCTACAAGAAGTGATCCTACAGAAGGATCTACAATAGGTAAGGTTAGTGGTAAAACACAATCAACTAAACTTCGAGAACTTCTTAAAACAATGAATACTGAGGCAGATTAACAAATTGTCTTCTACCACATATTCGCTGTTGCTTCTTCAACACAACTTTTAACAACCTGTTTCCATAATAACTTTGGATTAATATTCAACAGATCCTTTGGTGGATCAGTGACTAGCCAACGATGCTGTGGTGTCCACGGATGCTCGCCACCCATTTCACCGTCAAGTTGTTCCGGTGCCCATGTACACATACCCAGTGTGCAAATCCAATCTTTTGGACCGCGACCACTTTGTAATTCTGCAAACATTGTACCGTTACTGGTTATGTTTATTTCGTCATTAACAGGTATACTGTTACTCATAACACAATCACTTGAATGTACTAGATGTAGAGCCTGTTGTTCCACTGGACCTCCGATATAACATAGTTCTTCAGAGTCTATGCTAACACCGATGTCTTTTACAACTTCATTAACTCGAAGTGTATCAGTTCTCTTGTTTATTTGCAAACCCCAAGCACCTTTTTCGCTGTGGTCGACAACAAGAATAACACTTTCTTTAAAAAAGTCTGACTGTGTTGTTGGCTGTGACGCCAGCAGTTTACCTGTGTAATTCATATTAGTATTTATTTTAAAATGACTGATGCATGACTCGCACCAAGTTCTAGTTGTTCTAACCAACTACCGTCCGGACCTATGATACCTAGAGGACATTGCAGTTTTTCAATAGGTTCACTGTTCATGCTCAAACTACTTCCGCTTACAACTATGTACATGCCGTAGGTCTTTGCATACATCTGCAAATGATTTTCATGCCAAGTGTATATTACAGGATCCCATTCTACACGCCCACTTACATTGCAGTTTACACTACAAAACAATACTGTAACACCCATACGTGCATACTCGTTTACATAATAGGGATTACCTTGTGGACTAACAACAGGTGTTGCCCATATATCGTTGCATATTAGAATACCGCCTCTATGATTGTTGCCCATGTCAAATACAAAAGGTGCCCATCCAGGAAGATAAGCATTACGTTCGCCACCACCCTGTGCAGTTGTTGTCAATAGGCGTTTGCAGTAAGCACCTTTGTATCCTTCGTCATATACCCTAACTTGATTGTAGGGCATACCATCCGGCTCCATCCATCCAGTACCCAGTAATAATTTTATATTCTTTGTTATTGCTTCGTTAGCAATGTGTCGTTCACTGTCCATTAAACTAACAGTGTTGGTGCAGTTGTTGATCACTGGTGGAGCAAAGTAACCGCTGAGACTTCCTTCACCTGTTAGCATGTAACCTTTATCGCCTTCCAGCAATTCTAGTATGCTTGTGGTGTTTTGATCAAGGTCGTTTGTTATGGGAAGTTGTGTTGCTGTTACTTTCATAACAGTATTTAAATTAACTACAACTTGGTACCATTAGAAGCGAATGGACGAAAATCTTTTCCAGGAAAAGCAATGCAACCAAAATCTTCTGTTGCTTGAATCACAATGGAAATAGTAAAGTTCGTCGGGTGTGCAAAAATTGTCATAGGTCCTTCAAGAAATTGACCGGAAGGCAATTGCCACATAACATTTGCTTGTGCAATCGGAATCTCTTGATATTCCACTAACAACTCTGATATTGCTTGTATAGAACCACAGTCTAACAGTATAGGCAACTGAACCAGTTTGCTTTTCTGTTCCTGTTCTTCTTGGGCAAAAACTGTAATTGACGTTGCGACCCAAAAAAGAAGTCCTAGTATTAAGGCCGCTCTTTTCATACTAGTATTTATAGATAATAAATATACATTTAGTATGCGAGAAAAAGTAGATACTAAAAAATTCACGATCAACAGCAGTGCAATGCATGACGTAGAACTGATCAACCTCATGTCACAAGCACTAGAAGATTCTAGTGTATATCAGGTAAAAGTAGATGCACCATCGTGGGACTCCAACTACAAATACTATTTCACTAACAACATCAAACAGATTGACCATTGGCAGAATCTTGATTTTAATTATGATTCCGCCAATGACCTATTTGTGTTTAGCAAACGCTAGAACACTACCAGTTGTTGGTAGATTTAGTAGACTGATGTCCTAAGATTTTATCTTTGTTAGGACCATGCTTTATTACGTATCCAGAAGTACCATGACCATTTACTTCCACCTCATTACGAGCCTTCCATAATTCCATTTCCTTCTTTTTGCGTAGTTGTTGCTCAGAATATTGCTTGAGCATAAATGAGTGTCTATCCATGTCACCCTCCTTTTTAAAGTTAGGTGCGTTCCTTCGACATAATGTCTACTTCCAAGCCTAACGCTCGAACGTATACATATTTAGCATAGCAGGTATGCACAAACTAAATAAATTTACCACTAATCATTATGGAGAAACACCGTGCTAGAATTTGTGCTTACAGTAAGCATATCGTGGTATCAGTGTTGCAACACATACATAGGCACGTTTACCAATTGTGAACAAGCACAACAGTATTACGATCAGGTACTTGCGGAAGAATACAAGGGCATGAGTTGTTTGCACAAGGACCATGTGCTACTACCCCCAAACTTCGAACACCACTATATTACTGTTACTGATCCTGTTGTTGTGAACGATTAATCTGCATACGCCAATGGTGTATTGCTTGATGTATTGATTCTTGTTCTAGCGGATCCTGTGTTTTTTTGAGTTTGCTTTCAAGGATCCGTATCTGTTCCTTAGGTGATTTTCTAATTCTCTTTTTGTTCATAGTATTTTGGTGATAAAACCGGTTTTTATTATTATGCAGGTGTGCCAGGCTGTTGTAGTAGATCTGGCAATCGATCCTGTCTTACACAGAATACTGTTTCTATAGGTTTGCCCATAAATTCAATCATCATGTGCTTTTTAATTTCTGGTGCAGTACGATACACATAGTTTTGACACTGTTCTACTGAATCAAACTCTGGTTCGAAATAGAGAAATGTATCCTTGCTACCATCTGGGTAGGTGCCCATCATCAGCACCAATATTAACCATTTCATGTTATCCCTCGCTCTTAGTATTTATCGTACGAGCCAAGGATATAAAAATGCTGTAACCAAGTGTGTTGTAGCATACACCTGTTTCCATGAACACTCTAACCATTCGGTTTCATAATCGTATTCTTGGAAGTTACCAGCGTTGTAAGTGTGTGTCATTATGGGTGTATTTATCCACACTGTGGGGAATGGAGTTGTTTATCGAAGTTTTATACAACCTTTTTAATTATATAGAACGTAGTGTTCCTGTGACATTCGAGTGTGTGTTGATCTTATCACATAAACAACTCTACTAGTATTTACTGATCTCAGCACGGACCACGCCCAAAAGGTGTTATTTTTGTGCATTTTCTTGATCAACTATCCACTGTTTAAGACGCTGTACAGCCTCTACTGTGTGATGATATTCTCGTAGGAAAAAAGGATCTCCTGTGCGAACATGCTGTTCACTTAGATAATCTATATACCGTGTAAGAGCACGTATATGTGGTTGAAGGGGTTTGCGAATGGTGTTCCAGGCCACGGTGTTCTCCTCTAGTTCTGGCAACTGTCAGGGGCAAACACACAGCCTAGTGCGTGTGCTATACCGTTGAAATTGGGAACGCCCGACTCTGATCGCGAAGCGTCAGCGGCAGATTTTTCCTCCCGCGAAGCGGTAGCGGTAGC